ATCACCTTGTTATGACAGACCGTGCAACGATATTCGCCCGTAACATTATGGAGGGCCAATCACCGCTATCCATTATAGACCTAGCCACACGGAGGGACGGGACGCCGAAAGAGATTTGCTTTTCACGAGATAACAGAACGTACACCGGGTGGATAATAGGCAAAAACCTAGGCGATAAGCGGGAAGTAGTTGTCAGATGCAACTGCCCTGGCGCCTATGCGAACGCTACCGGACATAAGACCGTAACGGTACCCGTCGAGAATATTATATTATTGTCGGATTATTAATTTACTAGAGACATGGAAGAATTTAATAAGAAACTTAAAGTAGACCGCGTGAATCAGTTCGGGCACCTGGTTAAAGCTATGGCGTACGGGACACCGACCGAGGGATATACAATCGGGGACGCTATTAAGGCCCTTCCGGATAACTTGCAACAATACTTGTTGTCCGAGGTACCCGACAGGATACTAAGGAAGGAACACACCCGTAGAGGCCTCAACGACCTGACGACGGCCCCGTACGAAGGCGTTGACGAATTGAGGGAAACATACACGGACGTGGTGTTTAAGCGAGACCCGGCTAGGGAATTGTGTGACCTGCTAGGTATCAAGTCAAAGTTTCCTGATATCCTGGATGTAATGGACGAAGTACTGAAATTATTTCCGGAACGGCTCACAAGGAAAGACTTCGCGAACGAGTTGTATATGGACGAGATAGGAATGAGATAATAACAATTAAAAATTTAAGGACATGAATAATAAGGCTAATAATTATATGTGTGTAGGCACAGTTTTTGAAAAGGACGGAACCGCCTACGTAGTAAGAGAGGCGAGTGCAAACACCTGTGCGGGGTGTGCATTTTACAATATCACTCCTGAAGGTAAACCGGAATGTAGAGGACTATCTCTACCATGTGACGGGGATTATAGGGAGGACGGAAAGAACGTAGTGTACGAACCTCTAAAAACAGGCGAACCGTGCTAGACCGTACACAGTTACACGAGATAGGAATGAAATAATAACAATTAAAAATTTAATGACATGAGTAATAAAGCTAGTAATTATATGTGTGTAGGCACCACATTTGAGAAGGACGGTACAACCTACGTAGTAAGAGAGGCGAACGCCAACCTCTGTAAGGGATGTGCATTTTACAGTATCAACGAAGAAGGCGCGCCCGAATGCAAGGGGCTTGACTTCCTGTGTGACGAAGGTTGCCGAGAAGATGAAAAGAACGTAGTGTTCCAAACAGTCAACAAGGGGGAATAATGCTAGACCGTACACAGTTACACAAGTATCAGATAACGGCCGTTAACCATATAGAGAACAACCCGTGCGCCGCGCTGTTTCTCGACATGGGGCTAGGGAAAACCGTGTCCACGTTAACGGCCGTGTCTGACTTGATAGAACGATTTGAAGTAACTAAGGTATTGGTAGTAGCCCCCAAGAGAGTAGCGGAAATGACATGGCTAGACGAGGTTAACGCATGGAGCCACTTAAGCCACCTACGCGTATCAGTAATAAAGGGCACAGCCAAACAAAGAGAGGCGGCTGCCCGGGCGGATGCGGATGTGTACACGGTTAGCCGGGATAATCTCGTTTGGCTCTTACAAATGTGGGGCGGGCAAAAGGTTCCCTATGATATGCTAGTGCTGGACGAGTTAAGCAGTTTCAAAAACCACAGCGCTAAACGATTCAAGGCGGCAAAGGTTATCCGCCGCAGTTGTTACCGTGTCGTGGGTCTGACCGGAACGCCCGCGCCGAATGGACTTATCGACCTATGGGCGCAAATGTACCTTGTTGACGGCGGGCAAAGGCTGGGTAAGACTATAACCGATTACCGCTCCAACTACTTCCGACCGGGACGACAGAACGCCGGGATAGTCTACGAGTACAAGCCGCTGGCCGATACCGAGGAAGTGATAGGGGGAAAGATATCCGACATCACGCTGTCAATGAAAGCACTTGATTTCCTGGATATGCCGGAAGTTACATACATCAACAATTATGTTGAACTATCGGAGAAGGTGAAGAAGGCGTACGACAAGTTCGAGGAAGAGCAACTTCTAACGCTGCTTGACGCCGCCGGAGGGGATTCCAAAGAAATCACAGCGCTAAACGCCGCGGCCCTTACAAACAAGTTACTGCAATACGCAGGGGGTGCGGTCTACGATGAAGTACGGGACGTGTACAACGTGCACGATGAAAAGTTGGAGACACTGGTAGAAATGGTTGAGGCGGCTAACGGTTCGCCCGTGCTGGTGGCATATGGGTTCAAGCACGAGGAAGCCCGGATAATGAAGGCTTTGCAGCCGTTCGGTGCGCGTAGGCTAAACACCGTGGAGGATGTAAGGGAGTGGAACGAGGGAAAGATACCCGTACTAGTAACACACCCGGCGAGCGCAGGACACGGGCTTAATATGCAGAAGGGCGGCAACCGCATAATCTGGTACAGCGCTACATGGAGTCTTGAATTATACCAGCAGTTCAACGCGCGGTTGTGGAGGCAGGGCCAAAAGAATAAAGTGTTTGTCCACCACCTAATAAGCAAGGGAACCGTGGACGAGCGGGTAATACAAGTGCTAAGCGGAAAGGCGACTGCACAAGACGGGCTAATGAACATAGTTAAAGAACTGATTAATAAGTATAGAATATGATATACATGGGAAGTAAGCGACGGATAGCCGAACAAATTTTGACCATTGTATTAGAAGGCAGAAAAAACGGTCAATATTATGTAGAGCCATTCTGTGGAGGGTGCAATATGATAGATAAAGTACCGGGCAATAGAATAGCTAATGATAGCAACTCGTATTTAATCGCAATGTGGGAGGCGTTATCATGGGGGTGGGACCCGCCAAGGACCATAGAAAGGGAACACTATTGCGAAGTGCGGACATGCTATAAACAAAATTCAGATGAATACCCGATGCATTATATCGGTTGGGTGGGATTCGTGGGAAGCTTTAACGGCAAATTTTTCGGCGGGTATGCGGGTCACTCAGCTATGATGAGGACGGGCAGAGTTCGGGACTACATAGGAGAGGCGTCTCGTAACATATTAGCACAAGTCCCCCTACTAGACGGGGTGCAATTCACTAACCGCAGTTATGCAGATATGAGTATCCCCGCTAATTCTATTATATATTGCGACCCTCCGTATGCGGGTGCGACAAAATACGAGTACTCGATAGACCATGAAAAATTTTGGGCCTGGTGTAGGGAAAGAGTGGCCGAGGGGCACGATGTGTTTATTTCTGAATACAGCGCCCCGGACGACTTCGTTTGCGTGTGGGAACGAGAAATATTATCGGCCCTAAAACCGGGCAGGGCCGATCGGTCAATAGAAAAATTATTTATTCATAAATCGCAATTATAAGAAATGAATGTATTGAGTTTATTCGACGGGATGAGTTGCGGTAACGGGTGGACGGTGAAGGTTATAGAACATATATTGAGTCACATATTTAAAAACTAAATTATGAACGAAAAGTATGGTTTAACAAAATTTACCGCAGGTGATACCAAGGAGCACAACGGTATAACCTACAAGGCGGCACGCCAAGAGCAAGGAGAATTGTGCAAGGGGTGCGCGTTCCATAAGAGAGGCGAACCTTGCAAAGGCCCTGGGGGGTGGTTGTGTATAGAGATAGGAGAAACGATAAATAAAGACTTAATTTTTAAATCAGTAGAATAATGGAAAAGCAAAATTTCACATCAGAGTATCAAGTAGGAGATACGGTAGTATTGGGAGACGGTGAAAAGTTCGTCTACGAGGGTTCGCAGTTTGACGGAAAGTATAGATGTAACGTACACCTGTACGAACCCGTGCGAGGAGCATCTAAGGAATTTGAACCCGCCGGCGATGATATGGTACAGCGGTTATTGATACCGTCCAACTTCGTAGCGTTCAAGCACAAGGTACCCGTACCGGAAGAAAGCATTAACGCGCCGGAAGTAACGGAGCGTAAACGGCCGTTCACTTCTAAACTGTTCGGGTGGTTCCTTGAGTCCAACCGCTGGAAACATTTCTTGTACGCTATCCCGGCGGGCGCTATAAACTTTTGGCTGGCTATCGGACTGGCGCTAGGCATGGAATTCAAGGACGCGCAGGGCGGCGGTAAATTCGATTGGGTGGACGCCACGTGCACGGCCGTGGGTGGTTTCGTAGGGGCGGCGCTATCCTGGTGGCTATTGGGCAATTACATATTACATTACTTAATCAATTTAATATTTTAAGTTATGGAAAAAGCAATGATATCCCCTTTTTGCGTTAATGGGATTAAGTTTTATCGGTATGGAGGTGGCGATAGTTTTTGATAAGCCGCGCCTAATAGATTTTTTCTCCTTGACGTGTATGGTGCTTGGGGTGGCGCTCGTTGCGTTATATTTTATAGGAATGTTATTAATATAATAGGGTATAGAAAATATGGAAAATATGGAAAATATGGAGCACTTATTCAGAGAGCAGGAAATGAGGGAAATGGAGAAAGCGACCGGGCGTCCCGCATTCACGGAGCGGTTTAAGACCGCATTGTACAGAGCGGAACAGGCGCAATACAATATGCGCAGGAAAATCGATAAGGCGGAAGCCGAGGAAATTATGATATACCGGGGAGTATCAACGGACGACAGTAAGCCCGGGGGCTTTACGATGTGCCGGAAGAATGCGCCGGATGTACAACTTACACTGACGCGCACCGAGATGTACGCGTTATTGGGAAAAATAAGGGAGGCGCTGAAACCATGATAAGGAAGTTTTTCAATTGGATGAACAGCCCGGAAGATTTGCCCGGGCTGATATCGAGAATGTTTATTGCGATTTTACTAACCGCGGCGCTAGAGCTTATTTTTGCGGGGCTGGCATTACTAACATTATTAAGTTTATAACTATGGCGGGAAAACAAACAGAGTGCAGAAAGAAACCGCTGGAATTCGTAGTCGAAGACCTGGCGACGATACTCAATGTAAACGAGTTCTTCCTATACAAGGTCTTCAAGTCGAATGGCGTTTATTACCGGAAAGCGAAAGGCTTCCCTTACAAACTGGTTAACGCAATGGCGGTATGCGAGGCGCTGCCGCAAATCATATACGAGATTGCAACAACCCGTGATGACAGGAACACACGTACCGAGCCGAACCGGATACCGACCATTGAGACAATGCTGCTAAAGGACCCGGAACGCGAACGCCTGAATAAGTTCAATATGGAGGACATCCCACGGATGTGGTGCCCGGGAACATGGAAGCTAAAGTACAGAGGGCGGGTAGAGTCAAACCCTATTTACCGCCTCAACTATTATAGAGACGGAACGGTATCTTTGGACGAATGGATGTGGCAGTTTCATAAGTGGGAAAAACGGGAACCGTGCAGGGCGCTAAGGCTTCGTAATGAAATTTTACGCGAATGGGCGGGTAAATATGGGTTCATTCCGCGAGATATTAACGGAAAAATGGTGGAATGATTTAGAAAACTTTTCTCTCAAAAAACTTTGCAACTGTGATTTTACCGCGAAGCAAAGATTTTGAGGGAAAAGTTTTTTGTCAAAACGTTAGTAAACATAGTTAATTGAAGTTAAATCGAAAACCACAAAATTTTTTGTGAGGCAATTTGAAAAATGCACTTTTCGAGTGAAAAAGCGAGTTTACTAATGTTTTGACAAAAAAGTTTTTTGAGAGAACTTGCATAAAGTGGCGTTCCGGCGAAAAGTTTCCTGAGAGAATGCCCGAAAAGGGCTGTTTTACTAATGTTTTGACCAAAAGTTCTACTAATTAACCTTACAATAAAAAGTGTCTGTGACGCTCATTTATGATATCTAAGTCATTGATAATCAGACTACAAACTTTTTGCGTAATTAATTAAAGATTTTTTACTGTGACGCCTAACTCACTGATTTACTTATAGTTAGTACTAATGTCATAGATGTCATAAATATATTGTATAGAGATAAATAAGATGATTATTAATATTGTGATTTGATATATATTAATATAGGTTAATAGATATTAAATTGAGGTAGTCATATTCTTGTTTTTACCTATATAGGAAACATATGTGACATTTGTGACATTTGGCGTAATTCGCTGTGTCATAATGGGTTAGCCGGCATTAATAGAATTTTCATTAATGACACAAAAACCCTATGACTTGATAATCAGCGCGTTAAGTGTCTATGACGGTAATTATAGGCAGTTAGCCCCATTTTGAGGCGGGAAAGCCGTATATTTGTTGTCAATAAATGAGAAGCAATAATAATGTATGAAAAATTCAAAAGAAGATAAGAACGAAAAGGCGTCCGCCCCATTAGTGGAACGCGGACCGGACGGAGTGGCGATAAATGTGGTCTCGCAGGCGCGCCTTGATAAATCCCGCACGCGCCTGGACCCGGCAGACGAAAACGGCTGTAATAGCGTGTTTCAGATATGCCGCCGACGGTGGGGTAAGGTTCCTATATGGCAAGAGCCGGAAGATTTACTTGCCGCCTTTAGCATGTACCAGGATTGGATAGATAGGCACCCTATTATTGCGGTTGATGTCGTTAAGTCCGGTAACAGGGCAGGCACGCTGCTAGAGATTCCGCGAAAGCGCCTGATGACCGAAACGGACTTCTGCGCGTTCCTTGGTGCGGCACCTAACTATATGACGGTACGCAGGCAGATATATGAAGACAACTATAAGGAGTTCGGGCTAGAGGCCTCTAAGGCGTTCGCCGAGGCAATCGACAATATCAGGCAAATGATATTCCAGGATATGGACGCAGGGGCGGCCGCGCAGGTTTTCGACCCGAATTACATTCGCGCATTGAGAGGGCACAAGACCGCACTCGATTACACCACAGGTGGCAAAGAGATTAAGGGAGGCCTTACAATACAGGTTTCAGACCCTAGGACGGTCTCAAGAGTGCAAAAGCTAAAGGAGTTCAAGAAAGAGCACAAAGGCTCGGAAAACGAAGGAAAAAGGGGTTAAATGAAGTGTACATATGTATTCGATAAAATGATAGAGCCGCTAATGAATCCAGGCATTCGCGGAATTGCAAGTAAGGGCGGTACGCGTTCGTCAAAGACGTGGAGCACCTTACAGCTACTTTACTTGATAGCGCGGGAAAGTCCCGAGCCCTTAATGATTAGTTGCGTTACGGACACACTGCCCGCTGTCAAGCGCGGTATGCTCCGCGACTTCACTAACATGCTGATAGACGAAGGCGTATGGGAGGACAGCGCGTTCAACAAGTCCGATATGATATACACCGTCAAGGAAGGCGTTTATATCGAGTTTTTCGGGTGCGACAGTGCGGCAAAGGTGCACGGTCCGGCGCGCGATATATTGTTCATCAACGAGGCGCAAAGGATACCCAGGGAGATTTTCCGCCAATTGGATGTACGTACCCGCCTTAAGGTGATTATTGACTTTAACCCGGTCCGCCGCTTTTGGGGCGAGACGGACTTCACAGGGGCCAAGTACATTACTATCCACTCGACTTACAAGGACAACCCGTTCTTGACAGAACAACAAATTGAGGCTATCGAACGGAACGCAAAGGACCCTAATTGGTGGCGCGTATATGGAGAAGGACAAACGGGCGGGCTTGAAGGCCTTGTATATCCCGAAATTGAGGTTATCGAGACGCTGCCGGACTTCCTACAAGGCGAGGATACAAAACGCTGTGTCGGGCTTGATTTCGGCTTTCAGAACGACCCTACCGCAATTGTCGATATCTACATGCGAGGTTGGGACCTGTACATAGACGAAGTGTGCTACCGTACCAAAATGCTTAACCGCACGATAGCGGACACGCTTAAGGACTACGGGCTGCAAAACATCTATACCGTGTGCGACAGCGCCGAACAGAAAAGTATCGTAGAGATACGGCAGCACGGCTGTAAGACTATCCCATGTGTCAAGGGCAAAGGCTCTGTCAAGGCTGGCATTCAGCAGGTGAAGCAGTTCAAGTTGCACGTGACGAAGCGTAGCGTGGATATCCTGGATGAGGCGGATAACTATTCCTACGTCAAGGACGAGATGACCGACACGTTCACGAACGAGCCGATAGATAATTTTAACCATGCATGGGACGCTATCCGTTACGGCGTTGATTTCTTGATACGGAAATACAGACCTAAAGCCGCTGCACAATGATACAGATATACGAGCGTGTGCAGGTTACCGAGGACGGAAGAACCGGAACGGTATTGGAGGCTGATGAATTGGGCGTCGTGGTGCAGTACGACGGGACCGATGAACAAGAGTGGTTATTTTACGAACAAGTGGAACAACTAGAATTCGATGAATATGAATATGAATAAGATTAGATTTAAGGGGCTTGAGGATATCCTACTGATGTCGTGCCCGAATACCGTGAAGGGTCGTATGAAACGTGCGCTAATGCGCATATACTATGCACTTTGTCGGTATAATAACGCCAAACAATTGGAATTTATATGTAACTTGCACCCGTGTTACGAAGGTCGGCTAACTTCCGAACAAAGTAAGTTATTGGAGAAGGTTTCGGAGTACGTACAAGCCGACCGGTTCGTAACCAAAAACCGCCGCGTGGTGTACGCGCTGCCGAGCATTGAACAGGTGACATTATGGCAGTTGATAGAGACGCGCAGAGCCGAGACGGCAACGGAGAAGGTTACGAAGTGGTGCACGCCCGTAGAGGACCAGCCCGCCGAGTATTCGCCGGATAACATCTATCACCTGTTGTCTACGATGAAGTACATCAAGGAGCAGATAGAGGCGGCAGATGCACTGGAAAAACGGTTGTTCCCACAGGGCGCGGCGGGTCCGGACACAGAGACGGACGAACTGAAGGAGGCAAAGAACATTCTGACTTTGGTACAGGCTACGGCCGAGGCGTTCAACTGCTCGTTCGCAGAAGCCAAGAGAGTTAATTACCTGGACGCTATTTTAGCACTGGCGAAAAGGCATGAAGATATTGAAAAGGAAAAGGCGGAGATAAAGAAACATTTTAACAAATGATTTATGATTAAAAAGTATGAGATAATTAATGACGGGGACGTAAAGCGTATCAAGGCCTTACGTTCCTTTCACGTACAAGGGCGCTACGTCAACATAGGGGACGTGGGCGGCATTGTGTATGACGAGAACACGCTGTCACAGGAGGGCAACTGTTGGATATTTAGGGGCAACTTCGGTTTTCCCGGTGCGCGCATCGGCGGGGATTCTATCGTTGATGTAGGCGAGGCGACGCTAAGCGCCACGGGCGCACCTAATGTAGACATTTTAGGGTCTAGCGTCGTGGCGGGTGGTAAGCTACTTTTCGAGGTGGAACGGACAGCGGCGGACATTATAGTACTGAAGGGGGCTGACTTCGAGCAGGGCTCATTCACGTATGCAAGAGGGGCAAATTGGGAGACGTGGAAAGCGCAGAGTGTTCAGAGTGTCCGATTAAAGACACCTATTTTTGCGGGCGGCACAGCAACAACTCTTAAGATATCCGTACCGGGGTACAAGGTTCAAGCTTTTGTTCTAGACCGTGACGGGTTAGGCATAGCCGTTACAGATGCGATAGGAACGGGGGCGGATGTAACCTTAGAAGTACCTGCAGGACAATACTTCACATTGACGCTGGCGAAGAATCCGGCGGCGGCTATAGTCCCGGCAGACGCGACAACGGCAGCTATTACGTTTACAGGCACCTATGAAACCAGACTTTCAATCGTTGATTCGCGTGTGGATATCAACCAGGTGACCAGTACCAGAGTTTCCTCAATCAAACCGGGCGGAAGAATTGTAGGGGTGCCATACCCGGAAGCGATCATTAGAAATTCTAAGGTGTCCGTAAATGCTTCATCGGCTGCGAATGCAACCGCTAGAATTATGGGGCAGATAATCGAATCGAACGTAACCCTAGACGCTACATCAGGAGAGGCGCAACTATCCGGTATCTATAGTAACGTCAAGAACCTAATGGCATCCGGAATGTTATCCACGGGTTTAGGTACTTCCGTTTATAACGCTATTCAAGTTACGGACTGTAACGATTTCGCCGTATCGCCTACGGTATTCCCGGGTTACGCGGCGGGTATATCGGCTAATATGCTTTTCACCTTCCGAGGTTGTAACGTTCCGAACGGATTGTTCTACCACAACGCCAAAGTGAAGAATACCTATACGGATATCGACTTTGCAAAGGCCCAAGCTGATTTGGGTAAAACGACGGTAAACGGGTATACGCTATGTAGCGCGGAAGTTGAGGGAATGTACCGTTTGTATTCTACGGTCGGGTCATTTTTCGGTGCGTTGGTAGAAACACACGACAGTGTTAAGTCCCTAAACATGGGGGGGTCGGCAAACACCTACGGCACTACGATTTACAAGGACGCTTATTTCCGTGGTAAATTTGATTTTGCCGGGACTAATGTATTCGGTAACAAGGTACCGGGGCACCCTAGAGCGGCGGAACTAAAGGCGAAGCCTAGAGTAGTGCAGGGTACACTTAACACCGTAGTCGTTGGAAAAACAGTTACGGGGGTTGTGACCTCGGCTACCCGCGTAGTTACGCCAATAAGATATCGTATCAATTCCGCAAAGGGTATTTCGGTAAAGAACCTGCCCACAGGAATAAGGGCGAACATCGTGGTCGTGAATGAACATAACGTTATCGAGGGCGCCAGCAGCGTTGTATCGACAAATACGGATTTCACCACGCTTGCCATGCACGCCTACGCGTTCGTTATCTTTAGCAAGACCGGGGACGCGGCAATTACGCCCGACGACCTGGGCGATACGACCATAACGGTGTACAACGGTTGTAAGATTATGAACACAGGGGAGACGGCGATAAAAATGAGGGGCAATATCCGCGTAGAGGATAACGCTACACTCGTCAACGCTAGCGTAGTTGGGTCGGGCTATTTCGGCGGTAATTCCGTAGTGTACTATAATCCCGCTGTTTGGGCGGCCCTTGAATGTAACGGGTCGGCGTTCATGAAGGGCAACGCGGTATTTGCGCCAAAGGCATTAACCGGGGCGTGTGCGCTTGTTCACATGGAGGACAATGCAAAGTTTATCGGGTCGGTGACTGTACCTAGTACAAACCTATCGTTCATCATGGGGAACAACGCCGTTATTGAAGGAACAGCTAATACACATTCGGGTGTGGTTATGTCCGGTAATGCTAAAGTAACGCCTACGGGGATTATCTCATCCAATAGCCGCGGCGCTCTTGTAATGAAGGATAACGCTAGTATCGCAGCGAACACAATCGTTATAGGGGCTATTACGCTAGCGGGCAATTACAAAGGTGACGTGGAAAAAACGTGGATAGGCAAACGTACTATTACAGACGTAAACGCGCCCGAGTATGACGATAATGTAAGGACTGAATATGAACATAAACATGACTTTTAAAGGGATATTAGATGATGTAGCAACATGGGCGGGCCGACACGGCCTACCCGTGTTTTTCGGTGATGAGTACACACGCAACGTACTGGCCAATACGATAACAGGCGATTTCGTCTTTGTCGATATGCCCGGGGGCGTGCAGACCTATTCCGACCTGGCCCCCGAGCCGTTCGGAATTAACGTACTTATTCAGGTGCTAGGGACATCCCACTACCTACGTGACGATACGGCGGAAATAGAGGTCCTGGACAGGACTTTCACCACTATTACAGACATTGCCAGGCAGGCAGGCTGTAACTACGTTAGCGGGGCCGCAAATGTGGTTAAGAGACAAAATATATACGATAGTCCCAAATCGGGGTGGGAGATAACTCTTAATATATCCGAGTAATGGCAGCAAATCCGATAACACAGATAGAAGTCCTGTTAACCAAGCTACGGGACGATATCGAGCAGTCGTACATACAGAAGGGCCTGGTCGCTTCCGGTAATTTCGGTCGCGAACTGAAACTTACTGTAAGCGGCAACAACGCGAAGATAACCGCACCGCGCTATGTCGGTGCAATGGAAGGCGGACGGGTGCCCGGAAGGCGGCCGCCGTTATCCGTTATCAAACGGTGGATTGAGGACAAGAACCGCCAAGGGGCTAACATACCGATTGAAGCGGCATATCCTATCGCCAAGATGATAGGCGAAGAAGGCATAAAGGTCCCCAACGACCACAACCCCGGCGGCGTGGTGTCGGATGTACTTAACCCTGCAAGGGTGCTGGCGCTCCAAAAAGATATCATCACTATAATACGATATGCGATTATTGACACTTTAAACATCAAGTAATTATGAGAATAGAAATACCCGTTGCGGGCGTGAAATTGCAGGGCGTAACGAATCAGCCGGTAGTTTACCCTAAGCAGTTGCCCCTATGGCCTACCCGCCCTATGATGATTAAGATATACCCGGACAAGATTTCCGGCGTAGGACAACCTATACACGTCGCAGTGGTTGACCAGGGCGCCGCGGTACATACGTTCGAACTGCCGTACGAGGACGTGATAGACCTTGATATGTCTTTCGCCTGCCCCCTGACGCCGCGCGCGGACCGTCAAAAGTCTACCGAGCTGGATGCGGGGTCAGGTCTGATATTCTATAGCCGTACGAGTGAGGGCATGCACCAAATTATGTTGGGTATGTTCCATTGTGACCTGACATACTGGCACACGATACCGGGCAATCAGGCATCATTACCCGAGCCGCCTAAAATCAAAATGCCCGGACAAGATGTAGACATATACTACCCGTTTGCGACGGCATCGGGCGTAACGTTCCCGGTAGTGGCCGAACCCGTCGATGACGCGCCCACGGCGGCTATTATGCCGACAGTATACGAACTCGGAAAGACAATTGACGTGCGGTACATCAAGAAATTGACTATCAAGGACGTATGGGGCGAAGGCCTAGACCACGTTATCGAGTATGAGAACCGCAATTGGAACCGCGCCAACGAGGACGACGCGTTATTGTGCGCTCTCCGTGTCCGGTGGAACATGCAGAATGGAGAATGGTTTTGGGACGCTTTCAAGAACTTCTTTTGGTCAAACCAATTCACGTATCTGCGCGGCCTGGGCGGTGCCACGGAGCAGGCAGAAGTTACGGTTAACATGGAGTATGGCCCGGACAAGTACGCGGTATACCAACAGTTGATGACATCATCGCAGATTCTTATGGAACTGAATATACCGGGAATAAGCCAACATCAGTACAAAGTATTCCGTGCGGAAGTGGCCAGCGATTCCGGCGCCCGGTGGTCCGGCAGCACGCGCACATACAGACAGCAAGTGAGATTCCGTACAATGGAGTTACAAGATAACTACATTTCGCCCGTACTGCCGGACTCACCCGCGGCTATTCCCGTGCAGTTCAGCGCATCGCCGTTAACCATGACGTTCCCGTACAACGCGGATGTTAACGAAATTCTAAACGTTAAAAGTAATGTGTTTTGGGACATTGTGCCGGAATCGGATTGGTTGATTATCAACCGCCCGGAGAACGGCCGAGGGAAACCGGGGGTATCACAGGTCGTGACTAGTCGACGCGCGAACCCGAACGCAAAGGCGCGCACAGGGTACATGCACATTTACCGTGCAGGCACGACGACTAAACTAGCGACGGTAACCGTAAATCAGTACGGCGCGCCAAAAGGCCAGGACTAGCTGATATAATTATAAGAATCGAACAAGAAGGTTAATATGGATATAGTACAATTAAGGATTAATGGAAATTACGTTGAGGGCCTCACGGGGTCCTCCGTAAAACTCACAGTGAACAATATATCGCCCGTCACGATGACAGGCGACAGTGTGGCCTTCTCGGCTACTATCAAGGTGCCGAGAAGTGCCAACAATGACCGCATATTCAAGAACCTACAGCGGGGGTTCCACGAGTGTGTATTCTACGACTGCAAATTATTCGTTCACAACCTTCCATTTCAATACATGGGGTATGACGTGGAGTTCTATGCCAACGTAACGTACAACGGCGGGAATTACAACATATCACTAGTCGAGAATACGAAGAAGTGGAGCGACGAGAATATAAGATTGCAACACCCGCTTGTACAGGCGCGGCAGACGCTTGCGGGGTGGCAGGGCGATACATGGGTCGTCAACCTGGAAAAGGTTATCAACGACCATATCACATGGAAGGAAGGCACGTTCCCGAAGTTGACACCGAAACACAACGAGGGTTCCACTATTCTCGAACCGGTAGACGCGGCTCTGTTAAAGCCTACCATTATGCTTCCCCGTTCGCCTATCGTGTGGGATAATGATATAGCATCCGGTAACATGACGCTGGTTCCCAAAGAATACACGAAGGGCCGAGGGGGCTATATCTACCCTAGTATCGCGCAGGTCGTTATATCCGACACAATGAAGGCACTTAACGCTATGTTGTTCGGCAAGGCCCCGGGAGGAAAGGACCCCGGGTTCAATCTCCGTTCCGGCGTAGGGCGCGATATCCGTATGATAGTGGAGTACACCGGCGCTACACTTCCCGACCCGCTACCGGAACTGCATATAGTGGCGGAAAGCACTAACCTAACCGAAGGTAAATTGTACCCGCGCTCAAAATTGACCGACCGTATTTGGCTGTACGGGTCGCCACTTAATGCCACGGTTTTCGTTACGCCGACAAAAGACAAGTATATGATATTGAAGGGTCTTATAGGCGGTAGCAAGGTATCATGTTTCAAGTTCCCGGACGGATACGCGCCGGAAGAACTCATTGATTTAGGTGACGGTGCGGCGGAAGTGGTAAGTGAGTACAAGCCCATAACCTGGTCGATAGCATCGGGTACGGGCTTCCCCTACTCGAACGTTCGGACATTGGTTGACGACTTGTGTACGGCGTTCCACTGGCGTAAACAATGGCGCAACAATACATTGAGTATTGAACCAATCGTCAATATCAATATACGGGACAAGACGCAGTTCAGGCATCAGTTCCTAGAGGATTGGAGCAGCAAATTTATTAGCTTGGACGCTATCGAGACACCCGACGAATTCGCGGACCAGTTCGTTACGCAAGTGGGGGACGTGAAGTACAGCTACTCGGCAGGCCCCGGAACACTCGCGCCTGTAAAGGACGCGTATAAGTCCGGCCTTCCGTTCGCCTACAATTTTATGGCGTTTCCTAAGGTGGCGTTAACGTCTAAATTTACGACAGGGGGAACCGCTACGTATGCGACTGCACTAGAAGACGTTTACCGCTCTTACATAAAGAGGCACTTTAAACTGTTCGCGCCTAGAATGCAGGTTAAAATCAAGGCCCGGCTAGATTACAACGACGTTATTAACCTCGAGTTGGACCGCGCCTATTACTTTTCGCAGTTGGGCGGGTGGTTTTACCTCAAATCTTTAGGCGAATATGACGTAACTAAAGGCGATTGCAAGCTATCTTTGTACAAAATGGATTTAATGAGCTAACTATATGGCAGACCAAGTAACATTATTAGACTTAAATTTCGGAACGTCCGAGGCTGAGAAGGGCCTCGACGCTCTGATATCGAAAAGTATAGCGCTTGCAAAAACTAAGAAAGATTTACAAGCGGCTTATGCTACTGAAAAATCGGCGCTTGACGCGTTGAGCCAAAATTATGCGGACGGACTTGTATCACAAGACAAGTACGAAGCATCTGTACAGAAACTTAACAAGGAAATGATCGATACGAAAAAAGCCTTGTTAGACAATGCGAACGCGCAGAAAGAGAACAACGCCGAGATTAAGAGCACAAAAACCTTGCTTGACAGCGAGGCCACGAGCGTTAACGCGCTCCGTGCACAGTTGGCGCAGAACACCGCGGAACTTAACAAGATGTCCGAGGCGCAGCGCACAACCAGCAAGGAAGGCGTAGAACTCACCGAGCAGACTAAGGCCCTATCTGACAAACTGAAGGAGCTAGAGAAGTCCGTAGGCGATAACCGCCGGAACGTGGGTAACTATGCGGAAAGCGTCAAGGACGGAATTATGCAAACACAGGGACTATCCGGCGGAACGGGCGCACTTGTCGGCGCGATGAAAAGCGGTATAACAGGCGTGCAGGCGTTTAACGCCGCGTTGAAGGCGAACCCTATACTATTTATCGTGACGACCGTGCTAACCCTTATCGGAGCTATCGAGAAGATGATAAAGAGGAACAGCGAACTAGCAACGAGCCTAAAGGCGGCTTTTGCGCCCTTCCAAACGATTCTAGGGCGGTTGTTGGACTACATTACGGAAATGTTTACGGCGCTTGCAAAGGCCTTTGAATGGCTAGCCGAAAAAATAACCTGGCTACTCAACAAGATAGGGCTTATATCAGACGCCACACTAGGGGCGGCAAAATCTGCTAGCGCCCTAGAGAAGGAGATACAGCGCATTTACAAGGCGGAAACCGATATGCTTGTACCAATGGCCCGTATGAAACGCGAAATGGAGGAATTAAAGACCCTGGCGGCAGACCAAAACAAGTCCGCGGAGGAACGCCGGAAACTGCTAGAGCAGGCTACCGAGAAACTCCACGCTATCAGGGACATGGAAATATCGATACTTGACGCGAAGTACAAGCAGATAAAGGCGCAAAACGAGCTGGGATACACATCAGACGAGGACGCCCGGAAGGAACAGGAAGCCCTGGCAGCACTTGAGCAGGCCCGGTCAAGCTACGCCACACAGGAGAAAGAAATATACGGGCAGTTAACCGGATATGAGAAGGCGGACGCAGCCGCGAAGCAGGCCAATATAAAGGCCGCGCTAGACGCACGCCGGAAAGCGGCGGAAGATGCGGAAAAGGCGGAATTAGAAGCGGCACAGAGAGCGGCAGACGCGCGAACGAAAGCGCAACAAGCCATGTTAAAGCAATACGCTGATGCAGTCGAGGCGATGCGATTGCAAATTGCCGAGAACGAGCTAAAGAACGGAGCCGCCACACTTGAGGAGCAACAGCGGGTTATCAACGCGCAGATAGAGGCCGAGAAGTACAAGAGGGAGCAGAATCTTATTGGAGAACAGGAATACCTTAATAACGTCAAGGCGTTACAACTCCAATTCGCCACAGCGGCGAAGGCGGAAACAGACGCCCGCGCACAGGCCGAAATGGACCGCCGGGCAATGGAGATTGAGAACCAAAGACAATTAGAGGATGTCAAGCTAGGCAACTCCCTAGAGGCCGAGTTAACGCGCCTGGACGCGCAGAGAGATATGGAGGTGGCGGCCGCCGAAGCTATTGGGGCCGAGACGGACAGCATATATGAGCGCTACGAGCTAATCAAGGCGCAGCGGGAAAAGGCCGCAGCGAACGCGAAGGTAGCCCTGGCGGGCGATGTAGCCGGGCAACTCTCAACGCTGTTGGGCGAGGAGTCCGCCGCGGGTAAAGCCGCGGCAGTAGTACAGGCCACAATAAACACGTACCTAGGCGCTTCGAAGGCATTGGCACAAGGCGGTATATTAGGCATAGCGCAGGCCGCAATCGTGATAGCCGCCGGAATGAAACAGGTGATGAGCATCACGAAAACGAAAGAACCGGATACTAAGGTACGCAAACCGGCCGCGAAGTACGCGAAGGGCGGGCAGATTCATGGCCCTAGCCATTCCGCCGGGGGTGTAACGTTCGTAGGCTCCAATGGGCAACGATTCGAGGCCGAAGGAGGCGAGAACATGTACATACTTAACCGGAAGGCTTCCGGAGCGATAAACGCGTTGTCAGCGCTTAATATGGAGTACGGCGGGCGTTCATTCGGCAATTCCGGTGTGTACCGTTACGCAAATGGCGGCAAGATATCGGTAGGTTCCAACGGTACCGTAAAAATGCCGTCTAATTTCGCCCTGTCTGATGACAGCCTGTACAAGCTAGCCGCTATAATGTACGATTCAGTCGCACGCGTTCCGGCACCGCAGGTCGCAGTAACGGACATTAACGAGGAAACCGAGCGCACACAGAGCGTGCAGGTGGCCGCGGGCATTTAATTGATAGGCAAAAAACCCCTTAAGTGTAGTTTAATATCATAACTTTGTCACGTAATTAATATAATTATATGAAAACATTCGAAAAATTAAGAATAATCGAAGCGGGCGAAACAAAAAACGTTATCGAGGAGAACGGGAAAGACTATAAATTAGTTATTTCCGCCGAAAGCTTCCCTTCCCTTGTAGCGCTTGGAAACGAACGACCGATTCACGCACGCCGGACACATAACGGTACCGATTTGTTGGACGGGTATATAGGCTATTTCAAGAACTTCACGAGCGACGACACGGCAGTATATGCCGACCTTGTTATGTCGGAAGCATTGGAGACCGCGTACCCCTCTGAATTCGCATTCATGGTTAACCTGATTGAGAAGGAACCGGAGTTGTTAGGTGTATCTGTCAACCAAATGGACGTTAAAAAGTTCGATGATGAGACGGGAACGGCAACAGTTACAGAGGTGACTGCATTTTTTAGTGCTGATTTGGTGGGGCTTCCCGCGGCGACTAGTTCACTTTTTAACAATAACTTTAAAAATTCAAAAACGATGAGCAAATTTTCATTCAAAGGTTTGGTGTCTATGCTTTCAAAAACGAAGCTAGCCACGGAAACGTTCACCACATCAGACGGGACCGAGATTACGGTATCTTCTGCTAGTGACGAGGTGCAGGTAGGCGACGCCGTTACTTTGGCGGACGGAAGCCCGGCGCCGGACGGAGATTACCAGATTACTACGCCGGACGGGGACATTATCCTGGTCGTTGGAGGCGGCGTAATCGCAGGCGTTAAGGATGTCGAAGTAGAAGAGCCGGAAGAGCTCGCGGAAGATACCGAAAAGCCCGAGGACAAAGAGGACAAAGAGGACAAAGAGGAGAAGAAAACACCGACACCGGAAGAACTGGCAGCAACAGTACGGGCAGAAGTAACCACATTGAAGGCGGAAATTTCCGCACTGAAAACACAGTTAAACCGCAAGTCCGGAACTCCGAAGCCCGCAAAGACCGAGGTTAAGACCAAGGAAAACAAGGGAGAAACAAAATTAAGCCGCGACGCTGTTCAAAAGGCATTCTTGGAGAACCGCAATAAATGGCGATAAATAATTAATTAACAACTAAAAAACTAGAAAATTATGGCACTTACATTTAGTGATTTAAACAAACTGAACATTGACAGTTTATCCGAGGTTATCTCCTTGACGCTTGGTCTGGAAGGAGAACTTTCCACAGGCGTAACCGTGTTGGCGGGCATTGAGAAGGGCAAGCCTATCCTTACATTCACAGCGACCGACAAGGCGGTAAGACGTTCCGCAGGTTGCGACAGCGAGTACAAGTACAGCGCGGTGCAGGACAAGGTCAAGTATTACGACCATGCGCAGATAGAGTTGCCTATCGTGGTATGTCTGCAAGACCTGTGGGGTAAAATGGTGGCGAAGGGTGTGCACCTTTCTGACAGCTTCGACCAAACACAGATGGCCGCATTCATGCAGAGCGAGATTTTGAAGGTGTTGGAGGCTGATATGTTGCGTCTCGTATGGTTGGACGGTTTGAAAGCTACCGATACCGCAGGCGAATACACAGTATTCAAAAACGGTGGTATCATCAAGCAGATGCAGGCCTCAACCGAGACTATCAAGGCATTGACACCCGCCAACCAGGATAGCGTATTGGAATGTCTGAAATGGTGTATCGACGGCCAACGCCCGGACCAGCTGAACGACTCCGAATTTTTCGTTTCCAGCAACGTTATGCGCGCGTACAAGAATATTGTGCAGTCGAAAGATAACAACCTGGCACAGGCTAACATGGAGGACGGAAAACCCGCGTACTACTTCGAAGGTTACAAAATCAACGAGTTACGCCACGTATCCAACAGTGCGAAGAGTGACGCGTTAACCGTGCAATCATTCATTGCGTTCACTCCGAAGACAAACATTCAGTTGGCGTTGGAAGACTCTAGTCTGACTATTGCGCCGTTTATTCAGGATGCGAAAGACCGCAAGTATTACAGTACTACTGTATTTGCTGCTGATGCTATGCTAGCCGTTCCCCAGTATATGAAATTGTGTACAGCGGCAACAGTTTAACCAATTAAAAATCAACTAATTATGGCTTGTATAAAAGCACTAAACAAGGCGATACAGTATAATTGCGAATTGGGCGTAGTTGGTTTAAGGGAGTTATACCTTATCAACTCCGCTGACATTACTGCTATGACTGTATCACACGATGATAATATCGTATCAGCCATAACCTTAAAGACGGGAGCTAAAACAGTTCCCGTCGATACGGTTAAAAACGGCGTTAAAGTGGTGGAGACAATGAAGGCTACGGACGTGTCTAACGGAATAGACCAAGCATTGACTATCACACTGTACGACAAGGCCGTTAACGGTACGGTAATCCTTGACGCCCTTATGAACGGGCGGTTTATGGCGGCGGTATCGTATAAAGACATCAAGGCTAGCAAATATATGTTAGGCGCTCTTTGCGGTTTGGAAATCTCTGACATTCAGGCGGACAGCAGCGCGAACGGGGGCTTTACTACTATCACGCTAAAGACGCCGGACGACGCGAAAGGGGAGAAACGGATAATATTAAATTCGGCTCCCTGGACTACAATAGTTGGTGCTAAAATTATATAACTATGGGATGTATATCAAAATTAAATAAAGCTATTTTAGTGGACTGCGGCGCGGGCGCTACGGGTATTGAAGAATTGTTGCTAATCAACTATTCAGAAATTGCGTCTAAAGACCTAACCGCCGGACAAGCTACATTAGCTCTCTCTAGCGGGGGCAAAGCTATCCTTGTGGAGTCTAATAAGAAAGGCGTTAACGCGTCTTCCGAGGCGCGCGTAAATGACAATGCGCCCGCCGCCCTTGCTGATTCCGTGACCTTTACGATTTACGGGAAGGACAAAAATAGCGCGGATATTGTGAACCGTATCTTAAACGGTCGGTTCGTGGCAGTCGCTAAGATGAAAGAGAAAAATATATACCGTGTGTACGGGCTAGTGTACGGGCTTAATATGTCCGCCTACACAGAAGAAGCCAACGCAAACGGTGGGTTTACAACAATAACGTTATCAACGCCGGAAAACGTGATAGGTGAGCAGCGCGCACACTTCGACCCGACGACATATACAACGTTAAAATCGGGCGCTATCGTAGCGTAAAGGAGGTAATTATGGCATGTATTAAAAAGTTAGGACAGAACATTACGTATGATTGTGCGAAAGCGGCCGAACCTATCTCAATTCGCGGTATAGAAGAACTTATAATAGTCAATTACGACGATATAAGTAATTATTCCGTAGATACTTTAGGGTTGGCGACCATAACGATGAAGAGGGGGACTAAGGGCTACGTAGTATCTAGCGTAGGGAACTCCGTGTCCGCCACGATTGCCGCAAAGGTGAATGACATTATGGTAACCGCGCAGGAGCATACTGTAGTTGTTAAACTGATTGACAACGCGGGGGCAACGGGCGCTAGTGAATTTTCGAGCCTAATTTATTCTCTGCAAATAGGGACGTTCGCGGCGTGTGTGTTAACAACTTCAGGTCATTACTTTGCGTACGGGCTTGTGTCCGGTCTGGAATGCTCCGAAATCGCGGGGGATTCGGCAGCGGACGGAATTGTATCCGTCACTTTGAAAACACCCGATGCAGCAGGGGGCGATAGATTGCTATCCCTTACAGGAGCCACATATGAAGGGCTAAAGACACCGAGAGAGTAACAACGGATTAAAATTTAATTACAAATGGAAAGATTACAAGATATTGGACAAATTTTAGCACTGTGCGTGCAGATGACTAATCTAAAGTTAGAAGCCTCGTGCGGATTTGACAGACAGTTCGCCGAGCAATGGTATGAGAATGAGTACTTGACGGGAAAACACACGCGCTTCGTGATGAAGCCGGACATGTCGATTACGTCATACGAGGACGGAAAGGTATATCGCGCATTTAATTGCAGCGATGCAAAAGCCATTGAACTAATGGAGGCGAACCCGGAATATAAAGATTACTTTATTGACCTGGACGCCGCGGTTACCACTATTCCGGAGCAGACCGAGCCGGAGCAGACCGAGCCGGAGCAGACCGAGCCGGAGCAGACCGAGCCGGAGCAGACCGAGCCGGAACAGGCCGAGCCGGAGCAGGCCGAGCCGGAGCAGGCCGAGCCGACACCGGAAGAAATCGCGGAAGCGGAAGCAGCCGCAAAACGTAGCGAGGCAGCGAAAAAGGCCGCAGCTACCAGAGCCGCCAACAAGGCAGCAGAAGCGGCAGCAGCCGACATATCAGAATTTGAATAACTAATCTAAAGGACATGATAGACGGAAAAAGAATATATCTAGCGGTCCGAAAAGCTATAAACCTCCTTCCGAGACAGTCGGAGGGGGTTGTTAGCTATGACGCGGATAACTTATACCCGCAAAGGGTAGCTAACCTTATCGACGCTAGTAAGACCGCTACGGCGTGCGTGGCAAAAGCCATGGAGAATATCGTTTGCGAAGGGTTCGCCGTTGAGGCGTTTGCGCGGATGACGAACGACCACGGGCAGGATATGAACGACATATTAGAATTTATAGGCGAGGATATCCCCAAGTACAGAGGTTTTGCGCTGATTGTACAATACGGTGGTGATTTCAAGCCGAAAGCGGTGTATCCGGTTCCGTTCGGTTATGTCCGGGCAGTACTCAACAAAAACTATAAAGATAATAGCCGCGTTGACAAGTGGCTGGTATTCGATAATTGGGACCGTTCCACACTTAAGGACACCAACAGCAAGAAGGGCACCATATACCCAACATTCAACCCGGAAAATTTCGCGGCGGAATGTGAGGAATACGGAGGTATCGAGAACCACCCGGGACAACTGTATTACAGCAACTTGTCTAACCGTGTACCTTATCCCATTAGCCCGTTCCATGCGGTACAGCCGGAAATGGCAGCGGAACGAGGGAATGCACTGTACGTTGAGAACGTACTATCCAGAGGGTTCCACGCGTGTAGCATTGTGACACACGGAGATTTTGAATCAGACCGTGAACAAGATGATTTTCGGGAAGCGATTACAAATATGATGGGCGTAGAGGGTACCGGGGCCGTACTGACGGTAAGAGACACCGCCGTAGGGATAACAGACAAGCCGTTTATACGAGTTGAACAGGTAGGAACGCCTATCGATGCGGACCTGTACGAGAAGTACAGCGAACCATTACGGAAAGATATCGCGATAGCTTGCTATACCATTCCAATCCCGCTAATTGACTCGTCGCTAATCAATTTTGCGAACGCGTCCGGCGAAGTGGTTAAAGAGATGCAAAAAGTATACAGGCGTTCACTTTCCCGTGTTAGGGAACGGATATCGCGTGACCTAGCATATATTTTTGACGTTGATACGGCAATGACTAATATTAATAACAACCTGGAAGGCGCCGCCGTGGATACAGCAGCTACCGACCCGGGCGAACAAACTACATAAGTATGGCTTATCCTATTGCAAGATTAAGGACATTGTTTTCATTGGCGGCGGACGTGAAGGACGCCGACCTGGAAAAGGCGTTTTATGAGGCCGACCAACTGGATGTCAAGCCTCAACTATGTATGACATACGAGGCTACCCCGGCCGAATACAAGCCGGATAACGACGAGTACACAGGACTTGATACCGTTATATGCTATTACGCGTTCGCGCGCTACGTGCAAACGAGCGAGCAGAACAGCACAGCGAGCGGGGTTAAGATACAGAACTATCTAGGTAGCTATGTACTTCCGGACGTTAACAAGGCGAAAAGATTCGAGGCGGAACGAGGAAAGGCGGACCAATTTATAGAGCCGCTTTTGGCAAAGTTGCAAAAAGACGGTCTACTGAAAGGGGCTTGTGATTGTAACCGAGTACAGAGTAGAATATGTTTAATAAGGTAATAGTGGACAGAGTACTAGACGCGGCGCGAATATCGGCGATAGCCTTTATCATGTCAGTAGCCAACGACGTTATGACATTTTTTGTACTCATCGTGCTTTTCGGAACGCTTAATTTCGCTGTGGGCCTTGTGGCGGATCTCAGAGCGGGAAAACCCTACTCACACCGGAAAGCTTTCCATGCATTTTTTGAGTATGCGATAGCCGCGATAGTGGTAACATTCACAGCAGCGGCGGCGAGGCTGATACAGCCGGACGGGGACTATATGTATATATTACGGTTATTGACGACGATGTTTGCACTTGTGTACGCGAAGAACATTATCCGTAATTTCAAGTTGATACAGCCGGATAACGAGTTTATATCCGTGCTTGATATGCTGATTAACACTAAGTATGTAGAATTCATTAAAAATTCAAAAAATGGAGTTTTTCACAATAAAGGAACTGACGAGGTCGGTAACGGCGGAAGCCAGGAAGATAGACAACACACCGACGAGGGAAGCGGAAGCGAATCTAACGGAGTTGATAAATGAAGTGTTGGACCCGTTACGGAGGGCGTACGGGAAGCCGATAACGGTAACTAGCGGTTATAGGTCGCCGAGGCTGAACGCCTCTGTGGGGGGCGTAAAAACGTCTCAGCACCAGAAAGGACAGGCCGCAGACATAACCGCGGGAAGCCCGGAAGAAAACAAGCGGTTGTTTGACCTGGCGCGGGAACTGAACCTACCATTTTGTCAACTGATTGACGAGAAGCGATACAAGTGGGTGCATATCTCATACGATAAGAATAACGTTAAAAAACAAGTATTACACTTATGAGCAAATTAAATCAAGCATTAATATTAGCCGTCTCATTGGCGGCTATATTGTTATTCTTCTCCGTGCGGAAGGTATGGCAGCAGAAAAAAGAATTGGCCCGCCTGGACAGCAATATAGAGGCTATCAATACCGAGGCGCGGCAGTACAGGACAACCGCAGGAGATTATGCCGAGCGGGCGCGCAGATTGTCCCTAGAGAAGTCCGAACTAGAGCTATTCAACGCAGACCTTAATAATAAGGTACGCGAGCTAGGAATAAAGAATAAGGAGTTACAGGGCGTAACGAGAACCGAGACCATTACGAAGATAGTCACGGTAGTTAAGACCGTTATAGACTCTTCCGGCGTGCGGCGAACCGCTGATTATAACGACGGTTGGAACGTTATCAACGTGGAGAGCCTTCCGGATAGCACCAAGATAGCCATACATAGTACTGATACTTTAGACGTGGTTACACATGCGAAGCAAAAGAAATTCTTGTTTTTTAGAATAGGACGGCCGAAACTGTACGCAACCGTATCAAACAAAAATCCGCGTTCCGATGTGAAAGTGCGGTTTTCAGCCACTTTCGACTAAAAATATTTACAATAAAAAGTGTCTGTGACACTCATTTACGACACCTAAGTCGTTGATAATCAGACTACAAACTTTTTGCGTCATTGATTAAGGATTTTTTACTGTGACGCCTAACTCGCTGAAATAGTGATACTTAACCCTAATGTCATAGATGTCATAAATATATTGTATAGAGATAAAACTAATAAGGGTCTTAAAATGTTAATATATATCAAATCGCATATCATATATTCTTGTTTTAGACTAATAGGGAAAACATCTGTTATTTGTGACATTTGGCCTAAACCCTATGATTATCAGCGCATTAAGTGTCTCAATTCGTTTGTGACGTTTGATTTCATCTGGGACACCCCACCCCCGAAACGTTAATCGTAGTTAAATTCACAAAGTTTTCTCTCAAAATGTTTTGTAGTTCAAAAATAAGCCGTACCTTTGTAGTGTCGATAAGGAAATGAGAGCCTCGCCAATCGTAACCAAAGGGGGCTAGAAGGGAAACACGGACGGTATCCCAATTCATTTGAAAATCCGGTGCGGTATCCGCTTAATTGAAGCTATAAAGCCGGAATCCTTTTCGCAAAAGAACTGTAAGCCATACTAAACTTTATCGCACTATTCCGGAAGGGCCGGAGAATCGGGCTAATAATTACTAGATATGGGATATTTAAAAATTTACCGACTAGAGAAGTTTTTCTACGACACGGTAAAAAAGCGAATCTTTGAATGTATTAATTTGAAAGAGATAAACGAGCTATACGGCCGCCCTGGCGCGGTTACCATAGCGGCGGTATTCTCAAAGGAACTAGAGGAAGAAGAAGGCGGAAAAAAGTTTGAATATAATATCCGCGGCTTTATCATCCCGAACGCCGACAAGTACCTAACCGTTTATGAGCAAGCGCGCCAAAAGGCCTTTAGCGATTATCTTTTTTCAAGAAAAGGAGAATTTAGAACTAAAAAAAGAGAATGGAGACCAAAGAAGAAAAAGACAAATTGCTGACCGTAGCACAGGCGGCGCAGCTAGTAGGCTGCACCGAAAACGCTATCCGTTATCAGTTGCAAATCGGAAATCTGGCAAGGTTTGAAAATGCAGCAGGGAAAATACGTATATCACGTAGCGAAATATTAGATAAACTTTTAAAATTTGAAGAGAAATGAGAATTAACTTTGAGCTGAACACCGAGAACGAGAACCCGAGTATGTTACAGGCAACCGCCGCGTATCTCAACAACCTTGCAAACATCAACGCAGGGGCCGCAATAGAACCCGTACACGGGTTTTTGGAACCGGAGGCGATAGAATATTCGCCCAAAGGGAAAGAGCCTGTTACAGAGCCGCAAAATGACTTCAAAAAGGAAAGTATTGCCGAATCAATCGCGGCCGTTAAGGAACAACTAGCGGCCGAGAAGGAAGAAGCCGAGAAGGAAGAACCTAAAAAACCCGCTAGACGTAGAGCGAAACCCGCGCCGGAAGTAAAGACAGAACCGGAACCGGAACAACCTAAGGAAACCGTAAAAGAGCCGGAACAACCTAAGGAACCGGAACAACCTAAGGAACCGGAACAACCTAAGGAACCGGAACAACCTAAGGAACCCGTAAAAGAACCGGAACAACCTAAGGAAACGGTAACGTACACTATGGAAGAAGCAAAAGCCGCAGCCATGAAAGCGCTAAACAAAGGCCGTAGGGAGGTTGTCAAAGACGCGTTCGTACGTGTTGGGGCATCATCTTTCCCGACCTTGACGCCCGATAAGTTTGCCGAATTTATCAAGTACATTGAAGAAAACCTATAATGACGCAAAAACATAAAGATAGGGACCACGCTTTACTATCCCCTAGCTCCTCGGGCCGCTGGATGAATTGTCCACCCTCGGCCCGGCTAGCGGAAACAGTGGAAAACGGAACGAGCGTGTACGCCGAAGAAGGCACCCTATTCCACGAGATTTGTGAGTACTGCCTGGCCCAATGGAAGGCGGGTGTGTGGGAACCGGACCCGTTCGGCGAAGAATTGCCGACACTTAAGGACGACCACTTGATGCATCCGCTATTCAAACCGGAAATGTTCAGACACGCCCGCAATTACTGCAATTTCGTGATGAATGAAAACTACAACCTTGAGAAGTCTGACGGAATGTGTGCCATGCTGCTAGAGGAAAGTGTAGACATTTCCGAATACGCGACGGACTGTTTCGGCTCTGTGGACTGTCAGTTAGTCGGGTACGATACCCTGGAAATTATCGACCTGAAGTACGGCGAAGGCGTTAAGGTGAAAGCGGAAAACAATACTCAAATGATGTTGTACGCGCTCGGAGCACTCAAGAAAACGCCCTCAATAGTCAAGGTTAAACTAGTCATTGCACAAGTACGGTTAAACCATTTCGATACATGGGAAATCTCCGTTAATGACTTGACGCAGTGGGCTAATAAGGTGCTAAAACCAGTAGCTAAGCAGGCTTTCGCAGGGGAAGGTGAGCAAAAGGTAGGCGATTGGTGCGGCTTTTGCCCTGTAAAGGCGCAATGCCGGAAACAGTACGAAAACGTTATGCAGGATTTCGAACGGTACGAATACCCGGAACTACTGACACAGGAGGAAATAACCGACCTTATCGGTAAGATAGACCGATATAAAAGTTGGTTGGAGAGCGTTAACAAGTACGTGTATGATGAGGCGTTAAGAGGCCACAAGTGGAACGGGTACAAGTTGGTATCGGGAAGGTCTAGCAGGGTGATAACGGACGAAGAACCGATACGGCAAGACCTGTTACGGGAATACCTGGAAGATGAGGTACTTAACATCAAGCTGAAAGGTATCGGAGACCTGGAAAAGCTAATAGGAAAGAAAGTGTTTTCCGCCAAGTACGGACAGTACGTCCAATCCAAACCGGGCAAACCTAAGTTAGTCCCGGATAGCGCGCCGGGGGATGAGATTAACGCCCTAAGCGATTTCGACATCGAAAGCTAACAAATATTAAAATAAGTAAAACGATTGTGGGATATAAAAATAAAACCATATCTTTGAATCGAATTAAAAAACCAATTAAAATTTAAAATTATGAGTAAGAAATTGATTCTAAAAAATGTGAGATTTTCCTACGTAAGAGTATTCGAAGCCGCGCCTATAATGGACGGGAATACCAACTATTACAGTGTATCAATACTTATCCCGAAAACCGACACAAAGCAGGTTAACGAGATTAAGAGAGCACTCAAGGAACTTGCAGATGAATTTTTGGCGAACAACCCGAAATTCAAGGGGGTCCTTCCGGAAGATTGGAGAAACCCACTAACGGACGGCGATAAGAAAGGTGACGAAGGGTATGAAGGTATGTTCGTACTTAACGCAAAGAGACAGGAGAAGAACGGAAAACCTATTGTTATCGACAAGCATAAACAGCCGATAACGGTTAAAGAAGATATGTATTCGGGTTCATGGGGAACCGCATCACTAGGTTTGTTTACCTACTTTAAATCCGCTAATAGTTGCGGGGTCGGCGTCGGGCTCAATGGGATACAAAAAGTTGTAGACGACGACCGATTAGACGGGGGTGCAAGCGTTAACGACTTCGACGATGAAGGAGGAAGTGATAACGGATTGAGTGATTTCGAATAACATTTTTACAGAGTTTATTAAATAATTTTTTTATTAACCGATTTTATTTTATAACAAATGTGCGAGGTCCGCCCGAGTAGAAGCGGGTGGGCCTTATTTTTTAACCCCTAAAAATAGAAAAAATGATTAACCCAATTTTCGTAGACTTTGAAACGTTTTCGGGCGAGGATATTAAGGCGGGCGGCGCGTATAGATATACGATGTCGTTTGACTTTGAAATACTTTTGGTCGGTTACGCGGTTGGGGATAGTGATGTAGTTATAGTTGATGTTGCAGAAGATAGAAATGGGTGGCAGAAATTCATATCCCTAATGGAGGACGCCCAATATACAATAGTATCGCACAATGCGCAGTTTGAAAGATTGTGCCTGAAGGCATACGGCATTGATATTCCCGCAGATAGATTTTTATGCACCGCGTCCCTGGCGCTATATGCAGGGTTTCCGGAATCGCTTAAAATGCTATCGGCAGCGCTTAACCTCAAAGAAGGGAAGAAGGGCACCGGGCTGGCGCTGATAAAGTTTTTCAGCATTCCCCAACAGAGCAAAAAAGACGGTGTGTACCGTAACTACATGAAGGACTACCCGGAGAAGGCCGAGGAATTTAAGGACTATCTCCGTTATGACGTACTTTCCGAACGCGAAGCGTACCACAGACTAGAATACTGTATGTTTCCGGACTCGGAACGCGAAGTTTACGCCCTGGACCAATATATTAACGATACCGGAATAAAGGTGGATATAGAATTAGCCACGAACGCGGAGAACCTCAACAACGATTTTTGTGAGGGCCTGAAAAACCATATTAAGGACCTGTATAACATTTCATCTTTGAAGTCAACCAAGCAATTACAAGACTTTTGTTTTGCCCGTTCCGGTATGACCTTTGGCTCTTTCCGGAAAGCGGATATCGACGGTATTATAGCAGCGTGCAATGACAACCAGGTAACCGAGGTGTTAGAGGCCCGCAAAATCATTAATAAGACGAGCAATGCAAAATATACCGCTATGCTTAACTGCGTATGCCCGGACGGGCGTGTACACGGGTTGTACCGTTACTATGGAGCGGGCCGCACGGGCCGTTTTGCGGGTCGCCTGGTGCAGATGCAGAATTTACCGCGTAACTATATCCATGAGTTGGACTCGTGCCGTGAAGACGCTAAAAACGTTGATTTAGCTACGTTTGAATTGTTTTGGGGCGACGCCCCCGGGATGCTTTCGCAACTTATCCGTACCGCATTTATAGCAGACGAAGGAAAGATATTTGTAGTTGCGGATTACAGTGCAATCGAGGCGCGCGTATTGGCGGGACTGGCCCGTGAAGAATGGCGTCTGGACGCGTTCCGGAATGGGAAAGATATATACGTAGTATCCGCTAGCCGTACATTTAACCTACCAGAAGAACAGTGTGGGAAAGGGACGCATTACAGGCAGCAAGGAAAGGTAACGGAGCTAGCTCTAGGGTACGGTGGTTGGGTCGGTGCTATGGAAACAATGGACTACGAAAAGTCAATAGACCCCGCTCTGTACAAGGATATAATATTACGCTGGCGGGACGCATCGCCGCGTATCGTGGAGTTTTGGGATGTTCTTGAAAGTAAAGCAAAGCTATGTATACGCAACAAGGCCCGCGTAGATGTAATACAGTACGGTATATGGGTGTGCGCGTTCGAGTGGTTCGAGGAAAACAATTCACTCGCTATCCTGCTGCCTTCCGGTCGTCGCCTGTTTTACCCGGAATGCAAGATAAAGACCAAAAGTATCAAGGGCCGTGAACGTAGCGTTATTACGTACATGGGCACCGATTTAACGGGCAAATGGTCGGAACTCGATACCTACGGCGGAAAGCTAGCCGAGAACCTAACACAGGCAGTGAGCCGTGATATACTAGTGTATGGTATGCAGACTATACGCGCCCGATATCCCGAGGTTGATATAACGGGGCATATCCATGATGAGACGGTTAACGAGGTGCCCGTAGATGATTTTGGGGAACCCGTGGTAACACTCAAGGAGATTTGCCAAGCTATGGCGAGTACGCCCGAGTGGGCCGAACCGTTCGGCATTCCGTTGAACGCGGAAGGATTTATAAGTAACTATTACAAAAAAGATTAAGATATGGATAAGTATACTTTGTCAGTGGCGGGAAGTTCCGCCTCAATGAAATGGACGACCGTCCGATACACATGGGAGGAGTTTTTGGGAAGACTTGGTAAAGAGGTACGCAGCCCGGAATCTATGCGCGAGTTCGACCGCCTAGACCGCACGGCGCGCGCCAATTTGAAAGATGTTGGCGGATATATGGCAGGAGAACTTTCCGGTGCTAGAAGGCTTAAAAGCGCGGTGTTATCCCGGTCTATGATAACATTAGACGTTGACTACGCGGATGAACTTTTCCCGGTTGAATTTGAAGCTAGGTTCCCAGGAGTAGCCGCGGTAATATATAACACACGTTCAGACCGCGAGACTTCCAGACGGTTCCGCCTTATCATGCCGTTCGCCGATGAGGTACAAGACCCCGTACAGTACGAATCCGCGGCGCGTAAAGTTGCCGAGTTGATAGGCGTGGACTTGTTCGACCCGACAACCTTCCAGGCGGAACGAATGATGTATTGGCAGTCTCTTTCCGCGGACCAGCCTAAAGTGTTCGACGTGATAGAGGGCGAACCGATTAGCGCCGATTACCTTCTGTCGCTGTACGGCAATGGCGAGGAATGGCGGGATATCAATAATTGGGCGTTCAAATCTGACACGGAGAAGGAGACCCGCGCTATCGTTAATAAGGCAATGGCGCAGAACCCTCGCGAAAAGTCCGGGCTAGTGGGCGCGTTCTGCCGGGCGTACACCGTGCAGGAAGCCATAGAAAAGTATCTATCGGACGTGTACGAGGTTTACCAGGGAAACGACAGATACACATATAAAGCGGGTAATAGTGTGGGTGGTATGATTGTATTTGAGGACCTGTTTTGTCTATCATACCACGCCACCGACCCGATATCAGACGGACACGCATATAACGCCTACGACCTTGTACGTGTGCACAAGTTCGGGCACATGGGTAAAGAGGACAGCACGAAGGCGATGAACAAGCTAGTTTGCGAAGATAAGGACTGTGTTAAGGACCTGATTACGCCGGACGCCGATTTAAATGACTTCGAAGATTACGGAGATGACACCAAATCAGACAGCGCCGAGGACATTACGGAATTGGTTTGGGACCTGGACGGAAAGGGGAACAAGCAGGTAACCGTTAACAACTTCGTAAACGCATTCAAGTCGGACCCATTATTAAATGGATTGCTAGCCTATGACATGTTAAAGGAAACCATTGTATTTACCCGGCCCTCCTTTACGCGTAAAGGGACCAAAAAAGGCGACCTTATCACCGACACGGACGTATCGATTATAAAGGGGCGTATAGAGCGGTTGCACGGCATTTACAATGATGCAAAGATAAACGACGCTATCGAACAGGTGAGCAGCGATAACGCGTTCCACCCGATAAAAAACTACCTGGAATCTCTTACATGGGACGGCGCAGAACGTATTGATACGTTTTTAATCGAATACATGGGAGCCGAGGATAACGCATACACCCGGGAGGCATTCCGCAAAATGCTTTTGGCGGCTGTTACGCGCATTTACAAGCCAGGGACAAAGTTTGATACAGCCCTGGTGTTTTACTCCGAGCAGGGGGTCGGAAAGTCCACGTTAATACAGCGCCTTTCCAAGGGTTGGTTTAACGACTCGTTAACGAGTCTATCCGGCAAAGAGTCATACGAAGCCATACAGTTCGCCTGGCTCGTGGAGCTGGCCGAGTTATCCGCGTTGAGGCGTTCCGATGTCGAGGCGGTTAAGAACTTCATATCAAAGCGCGAAGATACGTACAGGGGGGCATATGCTAGACGTGTCAAGACGCACCAGAGGCAATGCGTATTTTTCGGCTCCACGAATGACGATGAGTTTTTGAAAGACGCCACGGGTAACCGCCGATTTTTCCCGGTAGCCGTCCAGCGCGTGAAGAAAACACATATCATTTTTGAACCGCAATTCGACGCTATTGTAGACCAACTATGGGCGGAAGCCATGAACGCCTACATATTCGGCGAGGCCCTTACATTGTCCGACGAGGCCGAAATGATATCAGGCGGAACGAGGGATGAATTTACAGAGCGCACACCGCTGCAAGGTTTGATAGAGGAATACCTGGATAGATTGTTCCCGGCTGACTATGAAGATAGGTTTCTGCCTCAACGCCTGGACTTTCTTAACGGTGATTTGGGCGAGGTAGGAACAGTGCGCAAAGACACGTGCAGCCTTATCGAGGTGTGGACCGAGGCGCTAGGCCGGAAGAAAGAAGACTTCACAACCGCGAAGGGCCGGGAGATTGCCAATGCATTGAAATCTCTTAAGGGGTGGAAGCGCGGTAAACAGGCCCGGCTAAAACTTTACGGTAAGCAGATAATTTATAGGCGAGTGGGCACGGATATCCCGAAAGAATAACTATCTTTGCAAAGAAGAGAATCAAATACTACTCAATTTCATTTCAATCAACTACTAATTTAAGGGGTTTACAGTTCAGAAGGGGGACGTTGCGAAACGTTTCCTTTTCTTTATTTGTGCTAAATCTACAAAGTTTTTTCTCAAAAAGTTTTGTGATTCAAAAATAAGCCGTATCTTTGTAGTGTCGATAAGAAATTAATAACCCTTTAAAACCATTCATCATGAAAATTAAAGTAACACTTCGCCTTCTAGGCGGAAAAGACACAACGGTAACAGTGGAGGTTCCACAAGAATCTATCGCAGACATGTTAAGAGAAGATTGTTTCTCGGATATAGCTAATAAGGCGTCCGCCAAAACGGGGGGCCGTACACGATACGGATATGTGAGAAAGATAGAAGATAAAGACTATTAACCCTTTAAAATTAAAAGATATGAAAATTAAAGTAACATTTCGCCACCCAGGAGGAGAAGACTCAACGGTGACAATGGAGGTTCGGCAAGAACTTATCACGGACCTGTTAGAAGAACATTGTTCCTCGGACATAGCCGATAAGGCGTCCGACAAAACAGGGGGCCGTACACGATACGGATATATAGCTAAAATTGAAGACCTGGACATATAATACCATATGTATATGAAAAAGAACATACTTACATTTTTAACGTACCTATTTTGGGCGGTCGCGTTCGTGACGTTTATATTAATATTTTGCGAACCGACAACTAATATATAAATTATGTTTGAAATTTTAAAAGTAACCGTTATATTCGAAGGCGGTAAAGTAGTCAAGTACCGAGGGGAGGAACTAACCGCGGTTATCGGTTCCCGCGAAGTCAATGACATAGAGACGGCCCGAAAGTTTGCCCGGCTACGTATAACGGACCAGCAGGGCCCACAGTTAGCACCTATTAAAAGGGTACTACTAGCATACAGGGAGAAGGAGTAAAGTACTAATAAAGTACTAATAAAGTACTAATAAAGTACTAATAAAGTAATAATAAAGTAATAATAAGATTATGAGTAACAGAAAGAAACTAAGAGGGACAAGGGACGGCGCCACCCGTATAACGCCGGACAAGTCATTTAACGGACGGTTTATGGGAGTGTACAAATTGGAGGCCTACGACAAGAAGTCGGACAGGTGGGACACCCTCAAGGGGTGCAGTAACTTAACATGGGGTACGGCTGTAATAGCCCGTACCAATTACGTAGCACTGCGGAAGGCGTGCAAGATAGCTAACAATACCGCTATACGGATAGTAAAACCGGGAAGCAATGAAGGCGAACGAGACGAGTGAAAAGGTATTTGAACGTACATTTTCTAAGTACGTCAATGACAAGGGAGGGATAGCAGTAAAACTGTTATCCCAATTTGTTAACGGGCTGCCCGACCGTATGTACCTGTTGCCCGGCGGGCGTGCGCTATTCGTTGAGTTCAAGAGCACCGGAAAGAAACCGACCAGGATACAAGAGCGCATTATAGGGCGCATTAGAAAACTATCATTTACCGTGTTGGTAGTGGATAGCCCGGAGACATGGAAAGAAGCGGTTTCAGAGGTTGATAAGTTACTAGACGTTAATAACGAATGAAACGGTATAACGAATGTTAATGTTTTGACTAAAATTTTTGTGGCCCGGAAAGTATCCGTATCTTTGAAGTGTCAAAAGGAAATAACCACTTTAAAATTAAAAGATATGGAATGTATGGAATATAAATTGCTTAAAGCCCTGAATAACGGAGTATTTAAAGCTCATTTATTAATGGAGTGTGCGGGGTGCACAAATATTTCGGAATTTTGCGAGGCTATGTTAAATTTGGTAAGAGATAAGAAAATAAGGATGTCCGAAATTACAGGATATTATGAAGTTATATAATATGAAGTACGAACAAGGAAAATTAACCGAGGCGGATATAAAGGCCCGCCGTCGGTTTTGGAATAAGAGAGGCTTTTTCGGAGAGCCCAAAAAGAAAGAACTGGAACGGAGTTCCCTCAGAATGCAAAAATTGCTAGCAGCTATGAAGGACTGCACGAGGGATGAGATAATGCGGATAAAAAAGATAGGCCCGTACACAAGGGTATTTCAATATCTAGATAAAGAACAGACTATCATTTGGCAGGCCTATGAGCGGGGCCTAGAATACGCTCTACGAATGGCCCCTAAAGCATTTAAAGTAAACCAATCAAGTAACATTTAAAAATTAGAACCATGAAGAAGTTAATTAGTATTTTAGTAGTAGTTTTGTTTGCAATTAGTGCAATGGCACAGGTGACAAGTCAGTCCGGGAAATTGGAAACGATTAAGTCGTTCCGCATGGGAACTTGTAAACTAGTCAAGGTAGAGAAGGAAGGCGCGGTAACGTATCAGATAACCGCCATAATCGCTAATGCTTCATCGCATACACTGGATATCCCCCTGGGGGATGAAAAGGCCGCGGTGGCCCTCTTAACGTCCCTGGCGGAATATAAACCGACAAAGGGTGAAGTAGTCAATCTTAATAACGAGGACGGTAATACGGCTACCTATTGGAAGCTTAACGGCACCTGGCAGATATACGGACGCGGACGGACGCTGTACATAGCAGTGAGCAGAAAGGAATTATCAACAATGGCTAAAGTAATAGGAGGCAAATAATATGGAGACCACAGAAAGAAATTATAACGAATTATACAGTAACGGAAATGGGTGTCTAGAGGTTTTCGTACATGCGGGACTGCATAACATATTTGCAGCGACCAACGTAAAGACAAAGGAACGGAAACGATTCAATTCCCTTAAGGACTTGGAGGCCTATCTATACAATAAAGAGTATCACCTTGTTATGACAGACCGTGCAACGATATTCGCCCGTAACATTATGGAGGGGAAACGTTCCTTGCAGACCGCAGCGAATTGCTGGAGTTCCTGCATGGTGGTTTCTTGCTTGATTACTATTACCCCCTCCCGTATGGG